CGCAACCAGGCGACGAGTTCACCAATGGTCTGATAGTCGCCGTCCGTGGCCTCTGGGTGGCACTCAATACCAATGGACTGTGCGTTGCCGCGAGCGTTCCCGGCATGCCATGCCGCATCCGTGGGGGACACGATGCACGCGACCCGCCCCGCCTCGGCGACGAAATGTGCTGAGGTGGGGGTCGTGTTTGTGCACAGGTAGTCCCGGACCACGCCGAACTGTTGCCCGTTGGCGCCCCAGTGGTGGATGGTGATGTATTCCACGGTTCGCGGGTAACCGAACACGGCGGGCACGTTAGCGGCGGGCGTGAAGTTCCGGGATGTGTGCGACTCATCCAAGGTGTATGTCATGGGGTGATGCCTCCGTTGATGTTGACCGTGGTGACGGGTGGGCAGTTGCGGAGGTGGTCGTCCATTTTGTCGTGCAACCCATCGACCTTGCCAATGACCTCGTCCACGTCGTCGCGCAGGTTCGTCAGGTGCGAGTTCTGCACCTGCTCCTTGACCTTCGCTAGTTCGGATTGGACTTCGGCGAGGGTTTCGACGATGCCGGGGCGTGCAGGAACACCGGGGCGAGCCTCCTCCCCGACCATGTCGTCCACGAAGTGGTTGGCTTTGCGGATACCGGGCAACACTTTTTTGATGAATACGCCGATCAGGGTGGTTGCGCTGACGATGCCGCCGATGATCGTTGCTGTGGTTTGCCAGTCCATGCCGGCCGCCCTTATGCCAGGGGCACGGTGAACGTGCCGGTCATGTAACACCCGTTTGTCCAGCCCGTGGTACTGTTCGTCACCGGGGAGGCGGTGCCCGTCGCGGACTGCCAGTACATGGAAATCTGAGAACCGCCGCTGGTGTTCAACCGCAGATACCCGGAAATGTCGCCCGATGTGAGGTGCGCGGCGAAAACACCCAGAGGGACGGCGGACCCCAAACCGCCGTAACTGAACCCGGTGGGCAGGCTGACCAGGTAGCTACCGGACCCGACGCTCCCGCCAGTACCGAAGGGTACGAAAAACTGGCCAGTCATGAACTTCCCCGCTAACTGGTACTGGCCTGTTGCGGTGCCGGTCCCGAGTGAGGGGTTGGTCCCGCCGCTCGCGGTGAGGGTTGGGGTGTAGGTGATGGGGACCGCGCCCTGCCACGCCGACCCATCCCACGTCTGCGTCGGGGCGCCGGGAATGTCCAGCCTAATCACCGTCATACCCGCGAACGGGGTGAGGGCGTCCCTCGCTGCCTGACTGTTCACGGGGATGGACACGTTCGCACTGTTGCCCATGGTGGCGAGGTCTGCGGTGAGCTGGTAGGCGTCGCTGTTGATTGGGACGGTGATCCCGTTGCTGAGTTTCTGGGTCATTATCGTGTCCAATCGAGGATGAGTCGCCCGGAGGCTGGTTCGGTGTTACGGCCGTTGAAGCCTGCATAGTTTTCGCCCGCAATGCTGATGCCGCCGCCCGCGGTGAGGATCGATCCCCAGGATTTGGGGAGGTCGACGGTTACCTGCCCTGCCCCGGCCTGCACGGTGACGTCGAACGGGCCAGCGGTCCTGTTCACATCCCCGGATGGTTTGTTCGCGGAGGTGTGTGCGTAAAGGTGGACTGTGACCGGTGCGTTGTAACTGCCTGCCGTGCGTCGGGATCCGAGGGTGAACCTGACACGGGTGATGGTGCGGGCGCTGAGTTGCCCCGGTGACCCGGCGTAAAACCAGGCCCCATAGTTTGCGGCCCCGTAAGCGGACCCGCCTTGGTAGACGTTGCCACCACCACCAGCCCACGCATCCCACGCCCCGAAGGAGGGCGTCCATGTGCCGGAGTCCGTGGCTGCGTAGACGGTGGAGCCGCTCTGTGGTGGTGGTGGCGGTGCATTGACCGGGGCTGCGGCGTCGGTTGGTGCCGGGGTTGACCCCACCTTTGAGGTCACGGTGGGGGTCGCCGCGTTCCAGGCGAGGATCACATAGTCGTTCACTGTTGGGGTGTAGCTGCTGGCGAATAGTGCTGTGTAGTCTGTGCCATCGGTGCCGGTGACGGTGATGGTGGACGAGGATGGTGGGACCGTTTTTACGGTCCCGTAGCCGGGGCGTGGGGCTGTTGTGAGCCTGCCGGAAACAACGGCTTCGGATTGTCCGGTGGGCCCGTGCATGAGGTCCACGACGACCGTGTCTCCGACGGCGACGACTAAGGGGTCGGCGTACCGTGCGGGTAGGACGTTGCCCCACACGTTTACCGCCAAGACCCCGTTGCTGGTGACCATGACGCCTTGGGTGCGGTTCACACCGGCGCCGGGGATTTTCGTTACGATCTGGTTGAGGTTAGCCACGGTCTACACCTCCCAACGCTGCCTGTACGTCGGCGTAGGTGCATTCGACGGTGAGGGTCATGGATGCGACACTGTTCCCGTTCGATTTGAGGGCCATCGTCTTCACCTTCCCGGACAGGGTTACGGTTTGCTGGTTCACGACGGGGGACGCCACGGTCACCCAATCGCCTTGTTGGATGGCCGGGTTGGGTAGGCATTGCACGACGAGGTCCGTGGTGAGCCCGGACAGTTGCGTGTCGCGCATGGTTGCCGCGTAGGCGTCGCATTCGGCTTGTGTGGTGAGCATTGTTGACTCGTAAAAGGTGGGGTAGTTGCCGTGCGGGCCGCCCACCGCCAAGGGGCCGGTGGTGATGGAGGCAATGCCCTGGATGGGGACCTGTTGGGTGGTGCCCCCGGATTTGGTGATGGTCTGGGTGCCGCGGGCCACAAAAATGTTGTAGAGCCCGTCGATGCGCTGGTCCCGGTTGACACTGACCAATGCGCCCTCGGGGCCGCCCTTTACCGTCCACACCGGGGTTTGCGCGGTGATGGGGTAGACCTCGAACTGTCCGTCCCCGTTCAACCGGTAATCGCAGGCGATGCGTGAGCATAGGTCCGCGACTGCCGCTAACCGGTCGTCCTTGTAGATCAGGTTCTTGTTCACGGCCCGGTCTGTGACCCCGTTGGTGGTGGTGACGGGCATGAGGTCGGCGAGGAGGCGGGTGATTTCCCCGACGATGGTCGGTGACGTACCGGCCGGTGCTTCCGGGGCCAACAGTTTGTCGTTGGTTATCAGGACACCTAAGTCGTCGGCGGTCAGGTGGATGACCGCCCCGCCAGTGACGGTGGCGAGGGTTTTGCCGTTCGGGATGGGTGAGTCGGTGTTGATCTGCCCCAAATTGTCGATCAGGTAGGACCGCCATGTTTCATCCGGTGCTGATTCACTGATCCGGTACCAACCCATGTTCACGACCCCGGCCCCACCGACCTGGTAGGTGACCTGTAGTTGGGTGCCGCCAACGCCGAGGGGGTCTTCGAGCAGCCAGGGGGCGAGGGACCCGTCCGTGTCGGTGACGTCGAGGGTCATGGTTTGCACGGTGCGGGTCGCGTCCCATGACATGGACCACGCCGAGACGGGTAACGGGTCCGGGTGGGCTAGGTCCCCGTCATACCAGGCGTACACGGTGATGCTGTCTCCGGTGCGGGATCCGTTGAGGGCGTTGAGGGTGTTCGTGTCGATGTCACGCATCGGTGACCCCTCTCAGGCGTAGCAGTTAGCGGATCCTGTGAAGGATGGTGTGGTGCCGGTCAGGTTGCATACGGCCCGCCAGTAGGGGGCTTTCGTGGAGAAGCGTTTGATGACGGTGCAGGGTGCGGTGATCGGGTCGAACGTGTCGCCCGCTTCGGCCCATGTCGCCCCGTCCAGGGACCATTGGAGGTGGAAACTGGCTTCCGCTTGGTCGCCGCTGATCGCTGTGACATCAAGGACGACTGCGACCCAGTCAGCGGTTGCGGGTACGAGTTTGAAGGCGGTAGCGGCGACACTGACGTTCAGGGTCCCGGAGAAGATTGGCGACGTGGTTGGCATGCTTCTAAACTCCTGAGGGGGATTTGAGAACGTCGAGGTAGGTTTTCCCGGCGAGAGTGGTTTGGGCTTGCTGGTAGGTGGCCCAAAGTTTTTGCACGTCGCCGTAGGTCCAGACGGGAATGAGGACGTTCATGGTGGGGGCGGCCACCAAATCG